CGATAGTGCAGAATCTTTCGGCAGCCGCGCGACACAGGCCGTGGACGCGGTGTCGAGCGTTCTTGCTGCGGCTGGTATCTCCGCTGCGCTTAAAGAAATAAAGGAAGGCTTTGACGAGTGTGTGCAGGCGTCGATGGATTTCGAGTCTGCCATCACCGGCGTCGCCAAGACGACAGACCTGACAGACGAAGAACTGGCAGATATGTCGGACGCAATTAAAGCCATGTCCACGGAGATCCCGGCATCTACGACCGAGATCGCCGCCGTCGCTGAAGCTGCTGGCCAGCTTGGCATTCAGAAAGACGCGCTGCTCGATTTTACGCGCGTTATGACAATGCTCGGCACAGCGACGAACATGACAGCCGAAGATGCCGCAACCGCCCTCGCGCGGTTCGCGAACATTACAGGCATGTCCGCAGACAATTATGATCGTCTCGGCGCCGTGATCGTTGATCTTGGCAATAACTTTGCAACGACCGAATCTGAGATCACGCAGATGGGTACGCGCCTTGCCTCTGGCGGCAAGCTGGCCGGATTGACAGAGCCGCAGATCATGGCGCTCGCCGCAGCAATGTCCTCCGTCGGCATCGAGGCCGAAGCTGGCGGTACGGCCATGACGCAGACGCTCAACGCCATCGAAAAGGCTGTTGCAACCGGCGAGGATTCCTTACAGAGCTTCGCAGATGTCGCGGGAATGTCTGCGGATTCGTTCGCGGAAATGTGGAATACGGACGCGCTGGGCGCTCTGACAGCGTTTATCCGCGGGCTTGGCAATCTGGACGAACAGGGCGAAAGCGCTGTTCTGGTGCTGGAAGACCTCGGCCTTACCGGCATTCGCCAGAGCAATATGCTCAAATCCCTCGCTCTGGCAGCAGACCAGATGGACAGCGCCGTACAGACGGCAAATACCGCGTGGGATGAGAATATCGCTCTGACGAACGAAGCCAACAAGCGATACGCCACCACGCAATCCAAGCTGGATATGATGCAGAACGCCTACAACAACCTCAAGGTTGCCGTAGGCGATGCTTTTACCCCGGCGCTGCGCGATGCCTACGACGCCGGTACGGACGTGCTGAACGTCCTCGGCGAGTTTGTGCAGGAGAATCCTGCGCTCGTCAAGGGTGTTGCAACATTCACGGGCGTAGTCGGCGGTGCAACGGTCGCATTGACGGCATACGCCGCAATCTCCAAAGTCATTAAAGCGCTCGACATGGCTACGATGTTCGGTGGAATGGCCGGGCCGATCATGTTGGGTGTGACCGCCGTGGCCGCGCTGGCTGGCGGAATCGTGGCAATGGCTGATGCAGCCGAAGACCGTGCGGCTCCGTCCGTAAAGGAATTGACAGAAGCTGCGCGTGACATGAACGAGGCGCTTACCGACGCAAAGTCTGGCTTCGATGATTCTGTCGGCAGCACAATGGCAACGGCCACAGTTGCGGAGCAGTACATTGACCGGCTGAAAGAGCTGGATTCTGTTGGTGAAAAAACGACTGCCCAGCAGCAGGAATATCACGGAATCCTCATGAAGCTGGTTGAGACCATTCCGGAGCTATCCAGCTATATTGACCTTGAAAACGACTCCATCGACGGCGGCACGGCTGCGCTCAAAGCAAATACGGACGCATGGGTAGAAAATGCCCGCGCACAGGCATACCAAAACGAGCTTTCCGAGATCTATGCGAAGTATGCCGATGTTGAAATCGAGCGGGCAAAGCGCCGGGCAGAGCTGACGGATGCAGAGGAAGCCGCGCATGAAGCTACTCAGGCCTATAATGACGCGCTTGCCAAGCAAAATGCGCTTTACGCCGAAGCGCAGAAAAAGGCTGATGCCTATTACGAAGAAACCGGCGTTCTCCGTGATGCCGAATACTTCCTTGGTGACGAAATCAACGCCGTCAACGATGAGGTCACAGACGCCAACATTGCGTGGATTGAGGCCGCGACGCACGTTACAAACCTGAAAGAAGCGATTGAGGAAGACAACAATGCGCTCAGTGCGGCGGATGAAGAAATTCAGGCCGTAACGGACGCATACGAAAGCCTCACGGAAGCAACGGATGATTCGACCGAAGCAACCGAAAATGCTTCGCGCGGACAGACGGAGCTGAACACCGAGATCAGCAGCGTCAAGGAACGTGTCGAGGCTCTCCAGCAGGCGTATCAGGAAGCCTATAAAGCTGCCGCAGAAAGCGTTCAGGGCCAATATGCACTTTGGCAGCAGGCAGACAGCATCGTTGCGACCTCTGCGTCCAGCATCAACAGTAATCTCCAAGGCCAGATCACGCATTGGCAGACCTACAACGATAATCTGGCCAGCCTGCGTGACAGGGCTGGTGATATTGAGGGCCTGACCGAAATGATCGGTTCTTTCGCAGACGGCAGCTCCGACAGCGTGAATGCGGTTGCCGGCATGGCTGCGGCCAGCGATGAAGAATTGGCCGCGATGGTCGAAAGCTGGAATAAGCTGCGCGAGGAACAGAATAAAGCCGCCGAGGACATCGCAGACTTCCGCACCGGCTTCTCTGAAACTATGGACGCGATCAGTGGAGACCTCGAAGCCACCATTGACGACATGGATCTTGGCACGGAAGCTGCGGAAGCCGGTCGTGCGACCATTCAGGGCTTCATTGATGGTGCAACCGGAATGCTACCGACAGTGCAATCGGCGTATTCCCAGCTCGGATACGCCGCCCTCGCTGCTCTCAGCCGAAACGTGCAGAACAATAATTCTGTTGCTTCGAGCCGTCGCATGAGCGGGTTCTCCCGATATGCCAGCGGCACAACCTCTGCCGAGACCGGTCTTGCCCTCGTCGGCGAAGAAGGCCCGGAGTTTGTGATGATGCACGGCGGCGAAGCGGTCTTGAACGCGGCCGACACACACAGCGCCATCGAAGCTATGACTTCCACTTCGGACAGCTCCGTTCCAGTGCAGGTCAATATCACCGTCGAGGGCGATGTCAATGACGGCGTTATGGAGCGTCTTGAAACCTATGGCGAGGAATTTGCCGCACAGGTACGCGCGGTGATTCGAGAAGACAATATCAACGCGCAACGGGGGGCGTACAGATGAGCAGAATCTACACGACTGTGCAGGGCGATATGTGGGATATGATCGCCTACAAGGAGATGGGCAGCGTCGACTATACCGACGATCTGATGAACGCCAATAGCTCGCTGCTTAGTTATTTCTCCTTTCCCGCAGGCGTCATGCTGACAATCCCTGATGTGGTGGAGCGCCGCGCATCTACGCTGCCGCCGTGGAAGCAGGTGCAGCGATGAGCAGCCGAAATCTCGCGAGACGCACAAAAGCCGAGGTTTCCTTCGGCGGCATCGACATCACAAAATCCATTCAGCCGTATCTTCTGTCGATCTCCTATACGGACAACGAAGAAGACGAAACGGACGATCTGCAAATCAAAATTCAAGACCGCGACGATCTCTGGCTCACGCAGTGGCTCGATGAAATCTCTGAAAAGCTGTCCTGGGCATCACCCTCTGGCGGCAGCGCATCTGGTGATGCCGTTGTCAGCGAAGCAAACAAATACCTCGGTACACCGTATGTTTGGGGCGGCAGCAGTCCGAGTGGCTTTGACTGCTCCGGTCTTGTCTATTACGCGCTCAACGAAGCCGGGATCAGCGTCCCCAGAACGACCGCACAGGGTTACAAGGATATGGCTATGCCGGTCAGCGAAGCCACGGCGCAGCCCGGCGACCTCATCTTCTTCGGCACGCAGGGCGTTGTTGACCACGTGGGTATCTACATGGGCAATGGGCAAATGGTCAATGCGACCGGTTCGTGCGTCCAGATCACAGACATCAACACCCGCAGAGCCGGGATTATCAGTTGGGGCAGAATTGGCGGCGCCACGCAGAGCGGCTCTGCTGCCTCTGCACAGGCAGGCACGCAAAGCAGCGGCTCAGGATCTTCTACTTCCTCTGGCGAACAGGGTGCATCCTCCGATGGCGGCGGCGCAGAAGAACGGCTCGCCATGGACGTTGTGTTTGTCCGTGAGAACTGGAACAGCGACGGCTCCGACGCGGTGCTGCCGTGCGGAGAATTTGAGCTTGACAACATCTCCTGCAGCGGGCCACCGAACACAGTCTGCATCAAAGGATCTTCGATTCCGTTTTCTTCGCAGCTCCGGCAGACCTGCAAGAGCAAGGCATGGGAAAGCTACACGCTTAGCGGCATTGCGAATGAAATCGCCGGGAGCGGCGGTATGACCTGCATGTATGAATCGGACAGCGACCCATATTATGAGCGCGTCGAGCAGATCGACATGAGCGACATTGAGTTTCTGTCGCAGCTTTGCCATGATGCCGGCATTTCTCTCAAGGCAACAAACCGGATCCTTGTACTGTTCGATCAGCGCAAGTATGAGCAGAAGCCAGAAGTCCGCACCATCAGACGCTATGACCACAGCTATAAGACGTACCAGCTCAGCACCAGCGCAGCCGATGCGCAGTATGCGTCGTGCCGGGTGTCCTACGTCAACCCCGAAACCGGACAGTGTATTGAGGGCATCGCCAAGGTCGAGGGATACACCGAAGACCCGAACAATCAGCAGCTTGAAATCACCGCCAAGGTTGGAACAGTGGACGAAGCGAAGGAGCTTGCAGAAAAGAATCTCCGTCTTCGCAACAAATTCTGCCGCCAGGCACAATTCCTGCTGCCGGGAGATACCGACCTCGTTGCGGGCGTCAATGTTGCGCTCAAAGGCTGGGGCGGCTACGACGGAAAATACATCATCAAGCAGGCTGTCCACAAGCTGGACAGCGGCGGCTATACAACGCAGATCTCGCTGCGCATGGTATTGGAGGGATATTGATGGACGCAGAAAAAGTGTTAAAGCGGCTCGTTCGCGTCGGAACTGTGACGGACATCGACAATGCCAAGCGAAAAGCGCGAGTGAAGTTTCAGGACTGCAATATGACGTCCGGATGGCTCTATGTGCTGGACACGCACCCGCACATTCCAGCTTATGACCCTGCGCAGCAGAAGACAGAGTTGCAGGATGGGCATCAGCACGACCTCACGATCAAGCCGTGGATGCCGCTTGTCAACGACACCGTCCTCACGCTCTATCTGCCTGTGTTCAACGGGGATGGCTTCGTGCTGGGAGGTATCGGATGATTGTAGGAGCACTTGGAGACGTTGTCTTTTCAGTTTCGTCGCGCACGCTGAAAACGATCAGCAATTTCGTATGGTCCGGTTCTGCGCGGTACGCCACGCATGATCTCCATGCCGGCAACAGCATTTCGGAATACACCGGCACAGACCTTGCGAAGATCACCTTTGACATTCAGCTTCTTGCTTCCCTCGGCGTTGACCCAATGTCCGAGATTTGGCGGCTGTTCGATCTGGAACGGCAGGGCGTGACGCTGCCGCTTACGATTGGCAATCATGGATACGGCCGCTATCGCTGGACGATCCTGAGCCATAAGACCAAGGCGGAGCATTATGACGGGCATGGAAACATCATCAGTGCGACGCTGAGCATTTCCTTGCAGGAATATCTACGATGAGGGGCGCACACTATGGGCTACAAAATCACCATGTCGGAGATTGGGCCGATCAGCCTGAACGAAACCGACCCTGTAAAATCCATTCTGCAGAACGTGTCCATCATCCTGCGGACGATCAAAGGCTCCTGCCCGATGTATCGCGGCTTCGGTATTGACGCTACCTTGATCGACCGCCCGATTCCTGCGGCAAAGGTGCTGCTTTTCTCTCAAATCCGCGAGGCCATTGAGGAATATGAGCCGCGCGTCCGCGTCAAGAGCGTCGATTTTGATACGCAGGAAGAAATGCAGGGCGTTCTAAGCCCTATCGTGGAGGTGGAAATCGTCGATGAGTCGTAATACCGAATTTCAGTTTGTTTCGACCGACGCTGCGGAAATCACAAATTTTCTGATTACCGTTTATGAGAACCTGACCGGAGTAAGCGTCCGCCCCGCCAGTCCGGAAAAGCTGTTCGCGCAATGGGTAGCCAGCGTCATCATTCAGGAGCGGGTCTACAACAACTACACCGCAAATCAGAATATTCCGAGCCGCGCCGAAGGCAAGAACCTTGACGCGCTGGCAGAACTGTACTATCTGCAGCAGCGCCCACAGGCAAAACCTGCTTACTGCACGGAACGGTTTACGATCTCCGAGGCGCAGACGTTCGCCATCCTCGTCCCCAAGGGGACGCGCGTCACAGACGCCAGCAACACCCTGATTTGGGAGACTGTCGCCGATGCCTACATCAGCGCAGGCGATACCTACGTTGACACCGCCATCCGGTGCCAGACGGACGGCACGGTCGGCAACGGCTACGCCGTCGGCCAGCTCAACGTGATCGTTGACGTGTTCGACTACTACACGTCCTGCACCAATATCACGACTTCCGACGACGGCTCGGAGATCGCCAGCGACGAAGAATTCTACGAGCTGATGCGCGAATCCATGTTCGCGTTTTCGACGGCCGGCGCGGTTGGCTCCTACATCTACCACGCGAAATCCGTATCTACGGAGATTGCTGACGTACAGGCCGTTCGCCCGGCTGTCGTAAAGAAAGTGACGCTTGATCTCTATACGAAAGGCGGCGTCAAGTACGCTTTTTGGGGCGGCGACACCATCGACCTGTCCTCTCTGGCGGTCTACGCCAAGGGCAGCAGCACGGCTGCGAGCGCCGACACAGATTATACCGTCACCTACGAAAACGGTCTGCTGCAAGTTGCAATCGCCGCAGACGGCGCGCTGGCAAGCGCGAGCCAGATCGACGTGTCGCTCACCTTTGACGGTGCTGGGCACGTCGATATTTATGTCCTGATGAACGACGGAACGATTGCTACGACGGAGATCAAGAACGCCGTCCTTGCCGCCTGTAACGAAAGCAAGGTGCGGCCGCTGGCCGATTATGTCAGCGTCAAAGACCCCGGCCTCGTTTCGTACAATATCGACTTCACCTACTATGTCCCCACCGACACGACGCTCTCCGGTGCGGCGATTCAGGAAGCCGTAGACGCAGCCGTCGAGGAATACATCGCTTGGCAGTCCGGCAAGCTCGGCCGCGATATTAACCCGGATAAGCTGCGCGACCTCCTGTTCCACACGGGTGTCAAGCGGATCGTGCTGCGCTCCCCGACCTACAAGGTGCTGGAGGGCGGCAAAAACAACGCCGCGCCGCAGATTGCAAAGCTGGGAACGAAAACAATCGTGAACGGAGGCTACGAGGATGAATGAGCAGTACGGCCTCACGGTTGAGAACCTGCTGAACGTCCTCCCCGATGTGCTGCGGCAGGATGAAAAAATGCTCGCGCTCGCAACCGGCGTCGCGGAGATCCTGACGGCGCGGCCGGCCGAGATTGAGCAGAATATGCTCTATCAGCACATCGACACTCTGCCAGAAGATCTTCTCGACCAGCTTGCGCACGACTTCGGCGTAAGCTGGTGGGACAACGACTGGGATATTGAGCAGAAGCGCGCCACGTTCCGCGAGTCCTGGCACGTTCGCCGTCACCTCGGCACGAAGTACGCCGTCGAGCTGGCGTTGTCCACTTCGTTCGGCTCCGGTAAGGTGCAGGAATGGTTTGAATATGGCGGCGAGCCGAATCACTATCGCATCTTTGACGTTGACATCAGACAGGTCAACGACAATATCCGCACGTTCCTGCAGATCCTCGAAGTTGTCAGCCGTAAGAGCGCGGTGCTGGACAGTATTCGTGCAATTTCCGTCCGTGAGCTGATTCTGTACTTCGGCGCGGTTATGAGCGTCACGAAGAAATTCAAGCTCACCACGGGCGAGGTCAATACGGACATTGACATCATGGGCGACGAAGCCGGGAACGCCCTGTGCGACTGGGACGGCGGTCTGATTATGATGGATAAGGAGGCAACGGTATGACACACTGGTTGACCCCGGATGGGTACAACGTCATGCTTCGCGGGCTCATGGGCGACGCGATCAAATTCACACGCATCAAATACGGCAACGGTACGCCGGGTGACGGCGCGAACGATCTGAAGAACCCGTTGCTCTCTCTGAAAATTGCTTCTGCGACGCGCAGCGAGAAGTACGTCACACTGTCTGTGTCGTTCAAGAATGTCGAGCTGGAGATCACCGGCTTCTGGGCAACCGAAATTGGCATTTACGTCGAGGACCCCGACGATTCCACGAAGGAACTCTGCTATTGCATCTGGGAGGAAACAGAGGTCGAGAAAGCCGACTATATCAACCCCAACGTCGAGCGCCTGCTTGCATCGCAGTACGACTTTGTGGTGTTCGTCAGTGAGGCCGAAAACGTGTCTGCGGCGCTCGGCGAAACGTTGGTCTACGCAACCGTTTCGGAGCTGAACAATCACAAGAACGACCATAACAATCCGCACAAGGTCACCAAGGAGCAGATCGGCCTCGGCAATGTGGAGAACAAAGCCCTGATCGATCAGACGCCGACCTTTGTCGCGGCAAACGAGCTGTCCGACATTGCCTCCGGTGAGAAGATGGGTTCTATCCTCGGAAAGATTGCAAAGGCGCTGTCGCTGCTGAAATCGCACCTTTCCGACTTCAACAATCCGCATAAGGTAAAAGCCGCCGATATTGGCGCCGCTGCGTCGAAGCACTCGCACAACGCAAATGACATCAACGATGGCACGGTCATTGTGCAGCGCGGTGGTACTGGCCGCAACGAGTGGACGAAGAACTGCATCGTTTTCGCGGACGGTGAGAAATCGCTTGGGCAGGTCTCGGCACCATCGGAGGTTTCGCTTCTGGCGCAGGGGCCTGATTCCGCCCCTGTCTTTATGAAGTTGTCCAGTCTGGCGTTGTTTGTCACCGGCAACACGCCGCCGACGCAGAAGAATCTTTTCTGGATTGATCCGACGCCTGTTACCGGCGGCTTGAAGTATTGGAACGGCACCGACTGGGAGCACGTTCCTGTTGCTTATTCTTGATCTTAGGAGGACTCTCGCATGAAAATTCAGATTGAAGCCGAACTGTCCAATTACATCGAATCCCTGCATTATGACCGTAATTCCATTCAGGAGCTGCTGCTCATGGCGGCAAAGCAGGGCTTGAAGGACACTGACGCATACAACGCATGGATGAAGGACTACCTCGGCAAGAGCAAGGAATACGAGATCGCAAAAGCGACGCTGGAACGTGAGTTTATCATTCCTGCCGTCGGCAATGCAGCGGTTGACTGGGTGCTTGATTTCTCGACCGCCACGGTGACGGTGACGCCGCGGGAGCAGACCGATGACTAGGCCACAGGAAACCTTCACCGATATGCTGGCGCGGCTTTTCCCCATGCCGGGTATCCAGCTTGGCATCAACTCGCCGCACTCCAAGTGCATTACATTTCAGGTGACGGAAGACTGCAACCTGCGCTGCAGCTACTGCTATCAGGGCTGCAAGACGCACCGGAAGATGTCGCTTGAAACCGCCAAGGCCGCCGTCGATATGCTGCTCGCCGCAGACGAGCGGACAAATCAGTACATCACGTCCACGGAGGTTGCCGGGGTCGTTCTTGACTTTATCGGCGGTGAGCCGCTGCTGGAAGTCAAGCTGATCGACCAGATCCTCGACTACTTCGTGGCGCAGACCTTCCGCCTGCATCATCCATGGGCGACGCGCTGGAAAGCGTCGATGTCCACAAACGGAACGCTGTACTTCCGCCCGGAGGTACAGCGGTTTTTGGATAAGTGGGCAAAGCACCTGTCGCTCTCCATCAGCATTGACGGAGATAAGCAGCTCCACGATTCCTGCCGCGTCTTCCCGGACGGCTCTGGCAGCTATGATCTTGCTATCGCGGCCGCGAAGGATTACATGACCAAGGGAAACGCCCTTGGCTCGAAGATGACGATTGCTCCCGGCAACGTCGATTATCTGTACCACGCAGTAATCGGTCTACTGGACGCGGGGTATCGGGCGATCAATCTGAACTGCGTTTACGAAAAGGGCTGGACGCTCGACCATGCGGCTACACTCTACACACAGCTCAAACGGCTCGCCGATTTCGTCCTGCTCTCGGACGAGCAGCCGTATCTGTCGATCTTCAGCGAAAGCATCGGCCATCCGCTTCCGGAGGACGATAATCAGAACTGGTGCGGCGGTACGGGGCTTATGCTGGCGGTTGACTGCGATGGTCTGTTCTTCCCGTGCCTGCGCTACATGGGAACCTCCCTCGGCCATGAGCAGCGGCCCTATACCATCGGCGATCTGGAACACGGCATCAACGTTCTTCCGGAACATCGGGCGCGGGTGGCAGAAATGGCCGCAGTCACGCGGCGCAGCCAGTCCACCGACGAATGCTTTGCGTGCCCGATCGCGT